AGATTAGGCTTCGTCATTACCCTTATGAGGAGCACCTGAGCCTGTTAGAGAAATTGAAGTTGAACAAATCTCATTGTTACCACCTGTGATTGAAAGTGAACCAACTGAAGCCTCACCCCAATAGATAGGGTAATTTGTGTCAGGCCCTGCAATAACACCGCAATTTCCTGAATCTCTTGACTTGTCAACAGCCATTACCCATCCGACATTTGAACCCTTAATATATTTACTAAAAAGGTCGTCAATGGTCTTACAACTATTTGCAGCAGCATTTGCCTGTACGCAGTACAAAGCGTCAGCAGTCACAGTATATGAACCCTGACCTGCTCTTGAAACATTGAAGCGGCAAGACATTTTAGAAGCACCTTCAAGGGTGTCCGCTGTCATTTCAAAATTACAAGAGGTTGCATAAGCCAAAGCCTCCGCAGTAGCACCTGTAGCCAATGTATAAGTCATAGGAACAGCGCTTGCACCATCACCAAGGTCAACAAGATATAACCAAAGGTCATTACCTACAATAAGGTCACTATTTGCATTCCATGCCATAATTTTTATATTCTTTTTTTACTTAATTATTTTATTTGAAAGAGCAAGGTTTCTATGAACTTATTATCGTCATAGGTTTCCGTGCTATCTGCAAGGGTTATTTCAAACTTAACACCCTTGTCATTTATATGAGTTCCTGTCAAAGCGAGGTCAATCTTGTCTGCAAGAGCAATCGCATTGTCATAGTTGTCGCTTATTGCTATTACTGCAACCTTACAATCATCTTCATAAGTTCCCTGCTTTACAGAGGATTTAGAGTATTCTTGCCTTATATAGACTATAAAATCACCATTAGTACCCTCAGCAGCCACGATTGGATAAATGTGATTTCCAACCTGTGCGGTAACACCGCTATCTGCTAAAAGAATGTCCCTTATATCATTTCCTATGTACCACTTCCTAAAGGAATTAAACACCGTATTACAAACCATAACTATTCATTGATTTTATCCAAGATTATTTTGAGTTGATGGTCAGGTACATATTTATCAATTGAGATTATCCTATACCTTTGACCTTCATATTCAACTATATTGGTCTCACTGATTTCCTTGCGGTATCTTAGCCTGAATGTAAGTTCGCTTGAGTGAAACAGTTCACTTCCAGCATCAACCCCAAACTCCATTTTGTTCTTTAACCTTTCGGCCCTAACCCTGAACATAAAGATTTCTTCGGTGCTCTTGAAACCACTTTCACTCTGTGTTTCTACTACCCTGTAGAAGTTAAGTATTTCTGTGAGTTGTCCGCTGTAAATCATAGTTAGTTGTAATAGTTTCTATAAAGGTCAATAAGATATTGATAATTAAAGGGTAAAGGTTTTTCCTTAGTGCCAATAGGCTCCCTGTTTTGGTACATATTTCCAATCATCAATAACATTGCTTGGAGAAGGGGGGTTGGAAAGCAACCCCCATTCTTTTCCGCAAGTGTATCAAAGTCCTCATTGACATGCACTCTCACAGCTTGTTCGGCAACAGATGTCAAACCAAGGATATATTCATCGTCCTCAGTGAAATCAGGCTCAATGTTTAGATGCGCCTTCGCTTGTTCAAGTGAAATGTACATAAGGTATATGTTGAGTTATTGGAAATTATTCAAAAATCTTGGTAGCAATTCTGTCACCTGCGAGAACAGCGTCAAAGAGGTAGTTCACAGTGACTCTAATTTCATTGTAGCCAGCTCTTGTGTAAGGGTCAACAGTGATAACCATTCCGTCCTTCTCCCAAGAAGCGCAAGCGAGGTCACGAGGGTCAAATACCAAGAGACCGCCCTTAGCAACACTGTTAGAAACAACAGTCTTGCGACCATCAATCTCATTAGCGTCATAGACGAACTTCAAGCCGCTTGCAGTCTGCACACCACGAAGAGTGTACTTAACATTAGGAGAGGTTACAAACACGAAGTCTGTACCATTCTTTTCCTCAACAGCATTTTCAAGTGAAAGGACATCATCAAATGTCATTGAAGCGAGAGTACCTGTCGCTGCGCTGTAGAAAAGACCCTGTGGCTGTGAAGTTGAACCACTCTCTGCACCGAAGACAGTGAGGTCAATCTTTTCAGCGATAGCCCTTGCTAAGTCATTGATTAACAGTGAGTTAGCATCTTCGGGGCTTTGGGACAAAAATTGACGGGAAATGTCAATGTATGCAGTCAATCTCTTTGGAGAAAGGGTCACTTTCTCAAATGAACCTGCACCATCAGCAGCTTCAGCATTCTCACTTCCTGCCCAATAAACATTTGAACCTGTGTACTTAGGGATGTCAATGTTGCCAACAGCATTGCCAAACCATCTTACACCGAGTTTGTCAAGGACACTAGCATTTCTAATGGCAACCTCAAGGGGAGCCTTGTCAGTAGGGACATTCTCTTTACCCATTGTGTCAGTGGTTGCCTGAATAGCAGCACGGAAGTCAATAGAGTTGCCCTTTACATAAGCACGCTGTTCGTCGGTAACATTACCGTCAGCGATAGCCTTTACTAAATCAAAAAGC